GAAAAATTAAAAAAGACATGTGGAGTTATTACGGAAGTAAAAGTAAAATAGTAAACAAATATCCGAAACCAACAAAGGGTTTAATTATAGAACCATTTGCAGGGACAGCGAAATACGCTATGAAGTATTGGGAAAATGATGTTATACTAATTGAGAAATATGATGTAGTGTATAAAATATGGAAATGGTTACAAGAATGTAATGCTAATGATATTTTAAAACTACCTATATTAAAACAAGGAGATAATCTAAAAGATTTTAATTTTGATTGTCAAGAAGCAAAAATGTTTATGGGGTATTTAACTGCACAAGGTGTAGCAAAACCACAAGATAAGGCAGTATTTAGAGCAACTACATATAGTCCAAATTGGATAAAATACTCACTTGAAAGAATGAGTAAAGACATTGAAAAAATAAAGCACTGGGATATAAGAAACTGCGATTATACAGATATTGACAACAAAGATGCAACTTGGTTTATAGACCCCCCCTATCAATTTGGTGGTGAGCATTATCCGATTAGCAATAAAAAGATAGACTTTAAAAAACTTGCAGAGTGGAGTAAGAACAGGAATGGAGAAATAATAGTTTGCGAAAACACAAAAGCAGATTGGATGAAATTTGAACCACTTCTTTCGATGAGAGGAAGTAAATACAAAACAACCGAAGCAGTTTTTTTGAAAGGGTGGGAAAAAAATAATTGTATATAACGGTTTGTGTATGCTGCGTAGCCAGTTGAAACGAGCCACAAACTTTTAAAAATACACAAATGATTGAACGAGATATAAACACCGAAAATACAGAGGCTATGCAGTATGACACGTTGTTACCTGCTGTGCCTTCTATTGTGTTCAATGAAGATTGTATGCAAGGATTAAAACGCTTCCCAAATAACTACTTCGATTTAGCAATTTGCGATATACCTTACGGAATTGATGTTGCGAATATGGCTTATCTTAAAGAAACGAACACAACAGTTAAGCAGAAAAATGGAACAAGGCTAAACGGCAACAAAAACAAAAAGCCATATACGCAAAAGCAATGGGACAAAGAGCTACCTTCACAGGAATACTTTAATGAATTGCAGAGAGTTAGTAAGGAGCAAATAATTTTTGGAATAGAATATGTCGATTGGCAAGGATTAGGCACAGGGCGTATTAAGTGGAACAAAGGCGTAGCAGAAGGTATGAGTTTCAAAAAATATGAAATGGCTTACTGTAGCTTGATTGACCACGAAATTGAATTGCCTTTGTTGTGGGCTGGAATGTGCCAAGCTAAAAGCCTAAAAGAACCTATGACGCAACAAGGAAATAAGAAGTTGAATGAAAAGAGATTGCATCCTTGCCATAAACCACAACTGTTGTATAAAAAATTAATTGCGGATTACGGCTTTGAAGGAATGAAGCTACTTGATACCCACGTAGGCGGTGGCTCGATACGCATAGAAGCTGATTTAGCAAATTGCGAGTTTAGAGGCTGGGAAATAGATAAAGAATACTGGAGCTTGCAAGAAGAGCGTTTTAATACGTTCAAACGTCAATTACGATTGTGGTAAAGGCATTGCAGGTAACAAGCGAATAAAGACACCTTTACGTGAAATTAAAAAATTAGAAATATGGATTTTATAAAAATAGCACTAAAAGAAGTGATAAAAATGGCAGAAACCCACTTAGAAAATGTTAATGAACCCGACAAAGAAATACTAATTAGCATGAAAAATATGATTATGGGATTAAATGTCGGTTGTATGTGTGATAGTTATCACGGGTTCGATTGCGGGTGCTCTGAAAGAGAGTGGATTATAAATGAATCTGTTAAGGAATTAGATAAAATATTAGCAAATAAAAACTAACATCCGTGTATGGTTAGTGCGATTTAATAACTAAAAATTTAATATATGACGGAAAATGAAAAAATATTTGAAAGCGTTTTTGGCTTTCGGGTGCCATACTCTACAGTTTTTCTTTCAATGAGTATAAAATCATTCGATATTGAACAATTTGAAAACTCATTAAAAGAGAAAGACGATCTCTATAATCCGGATAATTGTTATCATCTAGATATGGGTACAGTTTCATTATTTGATTATATATATCAAAAATATGGTGAAGCGGCCACAAATCTAATAGAAGAACTGATATAGTGAACTCATTGAAGATTTTATAAAGACCTAGGGAAAATAAGAGATATTAATACCAATAATTTATTGGTTTGGCGGTCTCCTAAAGTAATTCATAGTACTGTGTTTTACTAGCCTGTTAAGTTCGAGTCTTAACTTCCCTACAATATTTACTAGTGAACTACCCACCCACGCCAGAAGAAATGGGATGGACTTCAGAAGTCAACTGATGTGAGTGAATAGTTCACTTTCAAAAATTCTAATATACGCGCACGCGCACGTTATGTTAGTAGAGAAAGTATATTCTGAAGGACAGGAAAGTTTGATTGGCACAACCAACAAAGTATATGTAACCTGTGACACAAATCCTTTATAATGCTTGAATAATTTCTATATGACAATTTATAAAAAAAGCAATTGAATTTACTATATAATGCATACAGATGCTTTGGCTTTATACTACACCTTCCCTGCGTTTATCTCCGAGAGTTTGAAAATTAATGGAATTTTTAAAAGATTAAAAAGAAAAGAAAAAATATAGAATAAGAATAGAAAAAGATGCTGAGCGTAATTTGAGGATACGAAGTTATAAACTTTTTTTGACACTTTCAACCCCGGAACACATATAGAATAACATGATAATATTGTAAATGAAACGCTTACATTTTATGAATGTGAAAAATAATTCATAAATATAACAGTTTAGATTAATTCTTAACTATTAATAGAGGATAAGTACAATCTTGTACTTCCGAATTATTGTGAAAGCCATACTTTACAATAATCACAACTATCTTTTAAGTTGATTCAACTTTAGCTGTCTTCGATGTTGATTTGGCCGAATAAACATATAATTCTTTATTTCGATTAACCATAAATGGTACATGGCGTTTACAATATTTTTAAGAGCATAATTAATTGTTTGATGAATTGCACGCCTATCAAGCTCAATTCCGTATTCATTGCTAAGTCTCGTTTTAACTAATGTTGTGTAACTTATAACTTTTTTCTCCTGCAAAACCATATAAATTTATTTAGAAATTAATTAATATAACAATTTATTTACAATAATTATTTATCAAATTTAATGAAAAATGCTAATAACCAACGAAAATGGAACATTTATCCGATCAAAATTGGTTGGAACTTCCAAAACAAAAATCCAGTTTAACCTATTTGATATTTCTCTTTTACCTGATAAAATGGATCGATCTTCTTTTGAAATCGATTTAAATACGCTTCAATGTACCGTAAAACATTGGAATATGAAATTAGAAATTGGACAACTGCAATTCAAATACTTAGAAAATGTAATTGCTCATAGAGTAAAACTTATCAATTTCAAAATCACAGGATTAGATAAAGATGGAAATATCAAATACAGAAATGTAGGAATAAATATTGAGTTACAATTATTGAATTAATTAATATTATCTTTACATTTGTATCAAGTAATTGCGAGAAGATAAACTATGAAAAACGAAATATTAATTGGAACAGTGATAGCACCAATCGTCTTCAAGTTGAAAAAAAACGTGGAGAGTTTGGACAACTTTCTGCGTATGAACCCTGAGTTGGATAAACATCAGTTTTATATCTTGGACAGGAAAATTATATACGAAAAAGGCGACTATCTCCAATTCAAAAGTATTCCGTTTAAGTATCCTTCCCGCTATTTTGTATTCACAACAATAATGTTGAACTAAAACTAAAAAATTCTTATGAATTTAAAAGACCGGTTTCATAAAGAACTATGGCCAATAAATCCGACTGGCGATTTTGATAAAGCATTTTCGTCTTTGCAATTTGCTCTTGGGTGGATTCCAGATCTCGATGGTAACAACATTGATTTCGACTTCATTAAAAAGCGATTCAAAGAGTATAATGAGTATATCGACAGCCGAAATATGGGTCGCGAAAAACAGTTCTATACGAAAAAAAAAGATCTCTTTGATTATCTGGAAAAACGTATATTTCTTCAGGACTTCAAGGAAAGTGATAAAAATGAATATTTAGATTATTATCTATATGGAAAAGGAGAAAAATTATGAAAAAAACATCTTAAAACAATGCTTTAATCATCTGGCAGTGTACTATTCTATAGAGAAAAAGCTTACTGCAACAATGTTTACGGATGAAAAAAATGCAATGTTCTGGGCGATTTACAAATTAATCTCAGAACAAGATGAAGAAATCTGCTTATCAACAATGACTGACGCTTTTGAATCAAGCGGTAATGAAGATTACATTGATATTTTCAAAAACCTTATAAATACCGAATATGAGGATGAAGATAAATGGCAATATCACCTCTCAGTAATTATTGGTAACTACAACGAAAAGAAACTCTTAGAGCTCAGCCAAACAATTAAAAAAATGCTTGGAGAATATCCTGCTGACGAAATCACACAAAAAATCGAAACAGAAATTTCCAATTTATCTTTAAACAGCAAGGATCAAAAAACACTGAAATTATCTTTCAAGTCTATGCTTGAAGATGTACGAATGAAAGCATCTGGAGCAAAAAAGCCTTACCTAGAAACCGGAGACAAAAACTTTGACCATTTCATAGCGACTAGTCCTGGTAACATCATTTTAATTGCTGCTCAAAAAGGGGCAGGAAAGACAAAATTCTCTATTCATTATGCCTTTAACTTATTAAAACACAACAAAGATGTAGCAATTAACTGGCACACTTATGAAGTATCCGGTGAAGCTATTCTTCGTAATGTTGTTAGCAGTCACTTAAATTTAACAGAACGCCAAATTCAATCACGAAATCACAGTTTAACTGATCGTAATATTAAGGACATGGAAGCGATTTACAATCAATACGATAAGGATGATGTAGAGTTCATTACCAAACCGAAAAATATCTATCAGATATGCAATGATTTTAAGCGCTTTTGTATTTTGAGACCAACCAAAGCCAATGTTTTGATTATTGATAACCTTGGTCTTGTCAGTGGAATTGACAAGAAACATCAATTGGAGAATGATGATTTAATTGCCAAAAAATTGGTTGAATTACGTGACTATACCAAAGGCATTATTATCGTTATTCACCACGTAACAAAGGAATCACAGAACAAAAAACGCATGACTGAAGGTTACAGACTAAGAGATTCAGATGTACGGGGATCTTCTCGAATTGCAGATTATGCAAATCAGGTTATACTTATGAACCGCCCTTCATTATTTCCTGATTTAAAAATAGCAGAGAAACTTCGAGTGTCCAAAGAAAAATACAATGTATTTGAACACTTGATTATTCTTGACGTGACGAAAAACAGGGAAAGTGAACTTGGTCTAATTCGTTATTTAGAAAACCTAAAATACTGTAAATTTAATGAGTGGAGTGAACTACTCACCCACGGCTTCACGCAAAAGTGATGAATGGGTTTTATGCTCCCTAATATAAAGCACAAAGAGTACAAAAAATAATTGACATTGCGTATTCATTTAAAAATCAGAAAAAAAAGAAACTTATTGACCAACTAAATAAAGAGCCTGGTACAGCTTATGAATTATCAATGCGAAAAGGATTAATAAAAAATATGTCTTTTTCATTAGCTATAATATTTATAACGAGTTTAAAACATTTATACAAAAAATCAAACTTATGAAAATTAATGTAAGAAAAAACGCACTTGAAAAAACAATTAGCGAGAGTAAAGAAGCTAAAGAGAAATCCATTCAAAACATGAACAAGGAAAAATTTCCTACAGGACTTGGAAAACTTGTAATTGTTGACGTTGAGCACACATCGTTTGAGTTCAACGATAAAAAAACCGACGAGAGAAAAAAAGTTCAGAAAATTATTCTTAAATTAAATACAGCCCTGAAAAACAGTAAAAACAATTATTTTGATTTCCGTATGGAATTTCCATTCTTTACCTTTGAAGATAAAGAAACCGGAGATCCAAAATGTATTTCTTTTGAACAGCTTTATGGTTTTATTGATGATGCTTTTGGTAAACAAATTCAATTCAAAAATGAAGAAGCCGATCTTGAAGAAATTGCAACAGTTCTTACTAAAGGATTAGAACATTTCAAGGGAAGAGAAATAGCATTTTACGGAATTGTCATACACCGTGAAATCGTTTACAAAGACAGGCTTATTCTTTCTCCTGAGCTGTACATGCCTTCCATAACTTCGATAACAGGCGATATCAAAAAAGCTGAAAATCTTGACAAAAGCATAAAAAACAAGGTTTGGAAAATCAGTGAAACTACTAAAAAGAAAGTGCTTGCCAAAAAACGTAATCAAAGCGCTTCCTTGCCCAATCAAAACGAAGAAGGTATTCCTTCCAATGTCGATAACTTTTCGGCTGATATGAACAGTATAGGAACCAGCCCTGATAAAGAAGATGATTTACCTTTTTAGAGATGAAAAAAGAAGATATTCTTGAGCACATCAATGAACTTGATATCCTCCGGAAATACATCAACCATGATTTTACATTAGGGAAGGCATTCATTTCTGAGTTAAGAGAAGAAAAACACCCTTCAGCTAATGTATTTTATGGAAATCGTTCCAGAAAGTATCTTTATAACGACTTTGCATTTAAAGCTATAGACGCTTTTGGTTATGTAATGATCTATTATGAGGTATCTTTCCGGGATGGTCTTGATATTATTGCAAGTGATTTCCATTTGGAAGATGTTAAAGACTATAAAAGAAAACCCATCAAGAAAATACCTAAACTCCCCAAACCTAAATTCTTTGATAGAACTGAGTTTGTTTATAAATCCACAAATTGGGATAATGACAACACAAAATTTTGGTGGAAAACAGGTATCTCTCTTTCTACACTAAAAGTTTACAATACAATTCCTATTAAGTGGTTTCATCTAAAAGAACATCCAAACATAGTCACACACGCCACAAAACAAAAGCCTATATACTTATTCCAAGAAGGCAAAGGACAGAAATTTTATGCTCCTTTCCATGAGAAAAAATCTAAGTTCAAAAACAATATGAACCCAGAAAAGGAAGTATTCGGGTACTCAGCGTTAAATGATCATGAACCAGCCATTGGAATCATTGGTGGGAACCGTGATGTTCTTGTAATGTATGAACACCTAGGAATTAAGTGTGTAAGCCTGAACAGTGAATCTGCTTTCCTTATGCAATGGCTGTATAAGGATTTAATGAAAAAGACACCGTATTTATTTATCATGTACGACAATGACAAAACCGGTGTTCTTGGAATGCGAAAAAATGTTGACATTTACGATATACCAATAGTGCATTTATCAGATATCCTTGGTTACTGTACGCTGAAAAACAGTACATGGATCAATGATATTACAGATTATGCAGAGCGTGTATTTGTCAAGAGAAACGTCAGCTCATATCATATCAAAAAACACATCTACAATGCAATTAAAACGTATCAAAATAGAAAACTTCAAAAAGTTAACAGAGCTCAATACACCCATTAACGGCAACATTATCTATGTAAAAGGTGGTAATAACAAAGCGAAAACAACCTTTACTAATGCCATTATTTCTTTACTGGAAGCCAAAATAAGTGTAGACACTCCTGTAACAACCGGGGAAAAAGAAGGTTCATTAGAAGGCGTATTTGAAGCTCCCAACGGTGACAAGTATACCGTAAAAATCGAATTCGAAAATGACAAATCTAAAATCAAAATTGCCTACCCGAATGGCAAGATCAGCAGGAAAGTTACCGAGATTCGTGATATTTTCAATTACAACGCTTTTTCTCCAGAAGAATTTGTGGCAAAATCAGAAACAGCTGAAGGAAGAAGATGGCAAAGAGATCAAGTTCTTAAGTTATTACCTGATGAAATACAAAAAAGCTTCAGAAAAGCAATGGAAGAAGAAAAGGAAGCTTTCGATCAACGCAGAGAATTAAAGCGTAATGCCGATGCATACGAGAAAATGATTCAAAGCGAAAAACCTTCTGAGGAAGAAAAACAGATGGCTAATGAAGTCGATAAGTACGAAAAAAAGTGGCATAAAGCTGAAGAAGAATTGGATGCTCAAAAAATCCACAAAAAAAATATGGAAACTATTGAGGGTGAGCTTGATAAAGCTCAAACATCTTATGAATCACGGAAAAGACAACATAGCGATATGATTGATCAAATTAACGATCAAATCAAAGCATTGGAAAAAAGACGTGATGAACAAGAAGCCGGTCTTACAAAACTCGAAAAAGATTACGGCACTTATAAAAAAAAGAAAGAAGAAGATCTTCATGCTTTAGGTAAATTCAATAAAGAGAAATTCGACACTGCTGAAAAAGCTGTTGAAGCAACCCGAATAAAGTTCAACAAAATTAATGAAGCTTTAAAAAGAGTAGATAGTTTCACAAAGAAAAAAAATGAACTTGATAAGTATACCAGCTTAATCAAAAAGGAAGATACAAAGCTACGAAATACCAGGGAAGAAAAAGAACTACTGGTACAGAAGAATAAGCTTCCGGTTGAAGGTCTTGAGATTACTAGTGATGGATTATCAATTAACGGCCTCCCTTTCAATAAGAATCAAATAAGCACTTCCAAAATTATGGAAATAGCGATTAGTGTTCTTATTGAAATGAATCAGAAGGCTCCAATCATTGTGGTAGGCCGTGCTGAATCACTTGATCCGGAAAGCCTTGAAAAAATAGTAGAACAAGCCACGAAAAATAATTGCCAAATCTTTATCGATAAAGTAGAGAAAGGTGACTTTCAGCTTGAATTTGAGGAACGTATAAATTACGATTCTAAGCCAAAAAAAAGCACAGATATTCAAAAAGTAGAGGCTCCTCCAAAATCTAAAGAAGAAAAAGAACGGAAACTACCCGACTTTTCTAATCAACTAAATCAAATGGAATCACCCGACACCGGAAACACCGGTAAAGAGGACGATTTTTCAAATTTTAACTTTTAAATTAAACGAATTATGGCAGACAAAATTTTAGTCTTGGGCAGATCAGGCACAGGCAAAACATTCAGTTTACGAAACATTGATCCGAAAACATCTTTCTATATCAATGTAGACCGCAAATCCATGCCTTTTAAAGGATGGAGAAAGAAGTTTCATATTGTGAAAAATGAAGCCGGAGAACCGGATTTCATGCAAAGCAATTACACAATGACCAGTGATCCAAATACCATTTGGAAACTTATCAAAGCAATCAGCAGCAAGCGTCCCGAAATAAAATTTATCATTGTTGATACACTTACCCTGATGATGACAGACATGTTCATGTCTCAAATCAGTATCAAAGGGTATGATAAATACAGCAATCAAGCTAACACAACCTATCAAATCGTGAAAATGATAGACGGTCTAAGAGAAGATCTGACTGTAGTGTTTATGGCACATATCGAGACAGAAAATTACGAAACAAGTTTCTTTGTTCCTGGTGGAAAGCTCCTGAAAGAAAAGATAAAAATGGAATCCAACTTTACAACAGTGATCCAAACCTATGTTGAATATTCAGAAAATGGCTTCAACAAATATTACTTCTTGACTGAGAACAGTGGAGACAATACCGTGAAATCACCAAAAGATATGTTTCCAGGCAAGATAGTAGAGAATGACCTTGCTAAAGTTATTGAACACGTCAAAGCTTTTGAAGAGGATCGAGAAATCGATCCAAAATTAAATTTTACTGATGTGCAAGGCGGTACTAAACAGGAAACCGAAACAATAGCAAAATCAAACGAAGAATCAGATGAAAATCTATTCATATGAAACTATCACAATCATTAATCAAACAAGTAGTTAAGAAGGGCGACCTTCTTAACTACTGTCCTCGTAAAGTCAAAGAAGTCTACATTGACAAGAAATATGATATCACTTCTGAAGCCATGCTGAGAGGACAGTATTTTGAAACGAACACTATTGGAGGTGTAGCGCATGGAGAGGCAGTAACAGATTTACCACGCTTAAAGAATGGCAGCCGTTCGGCACATCACAAGCGTATTGATGATCAGATATTCCGTTTTGACAGGCTAAAAGACCTTCATGAAATCGAAGTAAAACCTGAGCAGACACAAGTCAAACTTTCGGCTAAATGGCCGGATGATGAAAATGTGATTATTGAAGGAACGGTGGACTTGTTTAGCGGTATTTCTTATGTAGATAGTGAGTCCGGTGAGATCGTAAAGGTTCCACTCGCTATGATTGATATAAAACTTACTGAAAACCTGTATACCACATATGGCGATTTTGCCTGGGCATATCCACAGAACATGGATCACCTGCAAGCCTATGTGTACACATGGTTATTCATGCAAAATTACGGCAAGCAAATCCCTTTCTTCTATTGGGTATTCGATTACAAACCTTCTGAACAAGAAAATCAACTTTTCTTAAAGCAAATAAATTCTGCTGACATAGCAGAATTTAAAGAGACTACAAGAAAAGTCATTGAAGAATTTTATTTCCATGAATCACTTCAGGAATGGACTGAAAAGCCATCAGCTGAAAACTGTAGCAAATGCCCTCTTAAAACAGACGGGTCATGCACGAAGGCCATGGAAAAACAAACAGCAAAAATTATTTATTAAAATCTTAAAAATGAGTTATTATGCAAGATATTCAAATAGCACAACAAACAAAAAACAAAAGCTTAGAGGTAAAGCAAAACAGTTTACATACTATTAGCTTTAATGATTTGAAAAACAGTATCAACGAAACATTTGACGGATCACGCCCTATTCATGGTATCCGCCATTTTGAGTTGATTGACCAGGCATCCGAAGTGCTGGATAAGCACAACATGAACTTTCAATTAGATCCGATTTATGCAGCCAACAACAGAAGCAAAATCATGCCCGGTATTTCCATCATGAAAAACAAAGAAATCTATCAGGATAAAGAATATCCTATTGAGAATATTCTTTTCCGGAGAGTACTTACCCGCTTTGTCATTAACGACATGAGTGACGAGCTCACAAATACGGCTGTAGGGCTTAACTTCCACCAGAACGGTGTAGAGATAGCCTTTGGCGCAAACGTCCACATATGCCAAAATATGTGCCTCATGGGTGGTGATTTGCTTATGTCTTACGGACCAAATAAGACCCCACTGAAGAATATGTTCGATACCCTTTCTGGATGGATTAAGGACTTTGAGCAAAAGCGCTTGTATTATCAGGAAATGCTTCAAAAGATGATCAACACGCCATTCACGCAGCGTGACATGGCAGAACTGGCCGGATGGCTTACCATGTATGCGGTGAAGAAAAACAATGCCAGTCTCAAGTATGATGGCGTACCACCGTTGAATTCATCACAGGTGAATAAGGTAGTCGGATCCTACATTGAAAAATACGATGAAAATCCTGAGCAAGTTTCTAACCTGTATCAGATTTACAATTTGGGAACAGAGCTTTACAAACCTGGAATTACTACCATGAATGAAATATTCCAAGCTAATCACAGCTTAGGCCACTTTATTTCAAAATCTTTCTTGTCATAAACCTAAAAAAGGCTATAGTGTAATGTTATAGCTTTTTTTTTAAAACTTACAATCATGTACTATTATAAGCATATAGAAATTGAAAACGATTTCCATGAATTGCCTGAAAGTGTAAAGCGTGACCTTTTAATGTTCCTGAATGAACAATCTAATACCGAGATCATAAATGAAATTGGAGAAGCTGTTAAGCTGAGAAATTTAGATGTTTCTATTCCTCATAAAGAGATTCTGAACAGAACTATAGGAAGAGATAGGTTACAAAATTTACTACAAGAATACCTTAAAGGCTATTTTGTAGCATACAATTGCAAAAAATGTGGATACCGATCTATATTTTACAATGTAAAAAAAATTCGGATATCAATCACCAAACAACTATGCATACGCTGCGCAACCAAACACTTTGA